CCACTGCACCGTGAGAGGTCTCACGACCTTCCACTTAACCTTCTGTGGCTTTAAGTTCACCACAGCAAGGTTAATCTCCCTGCTCTTCTTATGTGAAGTATCGGCGTTTTCAGTGCCGACACCAGCCCGACGACGACTAAAGCGACCAAATACGATCTGGGCAGCAAGCTGCTCAAAAACGCACAGGTTATGCTCAATCGCCTTCAGGTTTCTCACTAGAAGAGGCAGATCATCAGGCTCGGTCTCAACCGTTTCCGGCTGAAAACCAAGAGCCTTCCACCCCTCGAACCCTTTGCCTGCCCTTGGGGGACAGACTTCGTCGAAGTCACCCCAAAGGGCAATATCGCCGAGAGAACGAGGAATTGTGGGCTTCCGTAAACATTTCGGTAACAAGTTCACGGTCGCTAGATAGCAAACCTTCAGTTGCGGATTTAACCCGAAGTCGGTAACCGACCAACTCCGGATCGCATTCGCTATGGAGATAAGCCTATCTGATGTTTCCACATCTTTGCGTATGTAGAAAGGAGACACGTCTATCCCAAGAAAATAGTGTTTACCACAACTCTCTCGGAAAGGTCCTTTGACAAATGTCTTCTTAGGATTGGGAGTAAAACCCCAATATTTCAGAAGCCAAAGGATCGTATGGCTGCTTTCAATGGGGACAATTAAATCATCCCCATAGACAGCTAACCGACGTGAAGCGAGATTGAGCAACGAAATCACGGACGAACAGAGAGCCCAAAAGATCAGGCTCTCTAACTCAAACGTAAACCCATTGCCCATGCTCGATACCTTTTGGTAGGTTATTAAGCTACCATCGGGCATAACGCCGCGAGGAGAACGAGACTGCTTTATGGCCTCGAACCAATCGCTTGGGAGTAACAGCTCGACTAGCTTCAGAGAAACTGTATCTGAAGCGGAACTCAGGTCAATGGTCGCGAAGGAGCCGTTTTTACTGGCTTCCCAACACAACCGCTGATTCCAAGTTTGGTCGTCAAGATCTACTGTCACTCTCTTAAGACGTTCACGGATCAAGGCACCGATTCCTTTCTGAACATACATGTTCAGGTCGGGCTCTATGGCAATAATCCGATCGATCTTAGCGTTCTTTGGTACAGTAGTAACCTTGTTTCCGGGTACAAACTCGAAGAGCTCTTCCGCCTGTTCCTCGGCGGGTAGATTCAAGAAAGACTCGGAGTCCCTATTCCCAAGCAGGTATTCAAACCAGCGAGGGCTGCTTTTCACGGCAGCTAGGGACAACAAGGAGTTTGCCTTCGTCGTGTGGGGCCTAACAACCCCATATTTGAAGTATGCATCACCTTTGACCCGGCGAACGGAAGTTGAAGCTCCCGGACCGAATGCAAAATGAGCAGAAGCCTTGTCCCAATCAAACGGGCCAAGCAGACCAGCTATCTTTTCTCGAGCCGTCCAAATGAACGATTCGGGCGAATACGGGGATGCAAATCCCGGTTCGTAGCGATCTGACAAACGTAAGTTTGTAGCTCTACACTGATCCTCTGTGTCGAGAAACTTCTGCACCGCTGCCTTCTGTCTGTCAATACCAAGATCGAATGAATCGAACTTGGACATTAACTCGCAAGCTAGGTAGTCGATACGAAAGGCCTCGGCAGAGCAGTAGGTGGAAGGATCCACTGATGCACTGACGAGATCTAAGAACTGGCCCTTACGGGACAGCCCATACAACTTTTCACTTAGAGGAGACCCCAGAGCCCGATAAATAGACTCTGAAATCGTCGTTGCACAACTTTCGAAACGGCGGTACATGCCCGGAATCCCGGGATGAAACTTGGCGGCTTTCATTAGGAGACATCCTCAATGAATTAGTGGGAGCAACAAAACTGCGTCGGAAGTGGCTCTTGTATCTTTGATTGCTCTTAGACACTTGAAACACCCCCGCTATTACCCGTAGGCTGGGTCCAGGTTACCAATCGCGTCCGTAAACGGAAGCGAGGCGACCAGACTTACCAAGCGGGCTTTGCAGTCCGTCCTCTCAGCAGTCGTCGAGTTTGCCGGCATCAAGGCGGTGATGAAAAACTGAGAAGTTCTCAGCAAATCACCAATCGCCGCGGTACCGGTACCAACCGTCTCGACAATAGGCACGTTCAGCTTGAACTCAAAACGCACGATGTCCGGGTTGGACGTGGTCATCTTTTCGGTGAGAAACGAGAAAGAACTCGCGTAACCACCGCTGCGATTACCCCACGTTGCAACTCCGTTCGAAGTGCCATTGGGTGCATAAACAACGCTATTAAGCGTTACGTTAGCTTGTTGTGACATAAGTTTCCTTAAGGAAATCCAGTTTAGGGGCTGAGAAGCCTTGAACCTGGAGTCAACGACGGAAAGCCTGCGTGAGCAACGCCATGGCGTTTGCAACATGCTGGCTCGACAAGGGATTTTTGAAACGGGGAATCCCACCCCAGGGCGCCGATGAATACACAGTTCGGGTCATACTAAAACCCTTGGCTGAATAGTTCTCACCGGAGTAATCTACCTTCACATCACTAGGAGCAAACCCAGTAATATTAAAGTAGCTCGACGAACCACCGGATGAATACTTCGTTAGTGTACCGGAGTGGAAATCCCATCCGAAGTCGGCGTCCAACGTGGACAACCAATTCCCGACAGGAAGGAACCAATCGATAATAAACGAATACTTCATCTTTTCCCAAGCAAGCTCGAAGGGGTTGGTTAGACCCAAACTAGCAAACTTAGCTAGCACCGGGTTCCTCAACTTGTAGTACAGAACGACACGACACGAGTGTTTCCACTTGTCCGTGACAGTCAGCCTATAAAGCGAAGAGTATCCAGTTTTCTGCCAGACGTTCACAGATTCACCGCCCGATACGCCCGAGACCTTTGAAAGGTACGAGTTTGTCGTTTGGTGGTCCGATAGTTCCTGACAGGCACCCTGGAGATCCGATACTAACGGCTTCCAACCGTACTGTAGTTCAAGCCAACTATTCGGAGTGTTCTTCCAGTTGCCTTTCACGACCTGCCCCCAATCTTTTGGGTGCCGGCCTTTGAAGGCGCGTACACTCTTTGCGATGGATCGCGCGGAGTGCTGGAAAAGTTCCTTAGTTTGCCTGCGTTCAGCAAAAGCAACGCCCAAATTAACGGACTGATGCTTTAACTTCAAGAGAGCACGACTCACTGCTCTTCCCTCCAAACCGGAAGGGAAAGCAGGCAAAGCCGTTCCTGTTAAAGTCCAACTCATCCCATTGTCGTAGCTGATATACTGGCCACCGGAGCATCCCCCTGAGGGGAGCACCTGCCAGCGCCTCAGCGACGCCAAGGGATTCGGGTTGTCAACTATCTTACTATGATTCCACGCGCCAGGCACGCGCCAACCACTCCTATCTCTAGGATGGTTAACGCTAGCTGGACGTGACTCCGAACGACGTAGGTTGATG